TAGAGGTGATCTTGAAGAGTTCATGGCGTTAGAGCAACTCAAGAAACAAGAAGAAGAACTACGTGAAATGATGATCTACCAAGGCCGAGCAGGTCTGTGGACAGATTGGCTAAAATTCCAGCTTGAGGCTAAGAAGAAGCGTGAAGAGGCAGAGCGTCAGAGGGTCTTAAAGAGACAGAGAATCATCGATAGGATTAAAGACATAGCCATGATTGGTCTTATCATTATCTTATTGGGTGGTTTAGGTATAATCATCGGTGGAACCATTTGGTATGCAAGGAGCGTATGAAAAATATAATTATTCTAGTAGGCTTGTTGGCCTTGGTGGGTTGTCAAGACAGGTATCGCTATCCATGTCAAGACCCTGTTAACCACTCCTCTCCTTCGTGTCAGCCTCCTGCCTGTGAAGCTGATGGAACCTGTACCAAGTATCTATTGAAAGAACCTCAGAATGAAAACTGATTATGATGCTCTGCTTCGCTTTATCATTGGTGTAACCCTGTCGCTTACATTGGCTGGTATCGTTGGAGTAGTTTTGTTTAGTTTGGTCTTCGTGACCCAACCGATGACAGCTATGGCTCCCAATGATGAGGCTTTCTTCGCTCTGATTACCCCTCTGGCTACGTTTATCACAGGTTCCTTGGGTACTCTCTTGGCTATGAACAAGAAGCCTCCAGAACAGCCTCCTCAAGACGAACAACAGTAAAGAAAGGATAAAACATCATGGCATTGCCTACCTATCTTGACCTAGTGAACGATGTGCTTGTGCGTATGCGTGAGCCTGAAGTTACTACGGTCAACGAGAACAACCTTTCTAAGCTGATTGGTAAGTTCATCAATGACTCTAAGCGTCAAGTGGAGGATTCCTATCGCTGGAACGCTTTGACCAACACTCTGACTGCTACCACCACTGCTGGTACATTCAACTATGCTTTGGTGGGCACTAACCACCGATTCCGGGTGATTGAGGTGTACGACAACACCAGCAAGCGACACCTGAACAATATCCCATCCTATGAGATGACCAAGTACTTCTTGGGTGGGGATGCTCCTCAGACTGGCGCTCCTATGGTCTACAACTTCAACGGTGTGGACTCTAACGGGGATACTCAGGTTGATTTGTTCCCCATCCCTGATGCTGCCTATCAGATTTTCTTTAACATCTACGATCCTCAGCCTGACCTCCGGTTGGATTCTGACCAGATTAAGGTTCCAGCGGAGCCTGTGATTCAACTGACCTATGCCCGTTCCTTGGTGGAGCGAGGTGAGGATGGTGGTCTTCAGAGCGGTGAGGCTTACGCTTTGTTTAAACAAGTCCTCTCTGACTACATTGCTATCGAGAGTTCTCGCTATGTAGAAGAGGATGCATGGGTGGTGGTCTAAATGGCTAAAGCACTACAAACACAATCTATCTCTGCTCCGGGCTTTCTAAAATGCTCACACTGTAAACTTGAAAAAGAAGAAACAGACTTTCCGAAAGCTACAAATAAATCTCGTGGTTATGCTTGGATTTGTAAAGCCTGTAAGAAAGAAAAGAAACTAGCTAAACAAGCAAGTATGACCCCAGAAGAGTGGTATCTGCAAAACAGGCGATATTGGCTTAAATCTGAGTATGGGTTGAGTTTGGAAGACTATAATGAGCTTTTAAAGAATCAGAAACATAAATGTGCAATATGTGACGCAGACGAAGTTGATTCTTTTAAGGGTTTGTTATTTGTAGACCATGACCACGGAACAGGTAAGGTACGAGGTCTTCTGTGCCATCATTGTAATACGGCGTTAGGAAAATTTAGAGATTCTACAGAAATTCTAAATAAAGCCATCGCTTACGTGGAGAAACATAAATGAGCAAACCGCTACAAACGCAGTCGATATCAGCTCCGGGATTTCTTGGGTTAAATAGTCAGGACAGTTCACTGGATTTGGCTAGTGGTTTTGCTCTACTGGCTAAGAACTGTGTCATTGACAAGTATGGTCGTATTGGCGCACGTAAGGGCTGGACACCAGAACATGAAGAATCTGAAGAATTAGGAGAAAATTCTGTAAATTCTATCGGTGAGCTATTGACAGATGCTGGAATAAAGTATATAATAGTAGCTGGCAATCAAACGCTGTTCAAACTAGATTCTGGTACTCTGACAGAGCTGACCTACGGTGGCGGTGGAACTGCTCCAACCATCACAGCTAGCAACTGGCAGATTGTAGCTCTTAACGAGTGTATCTATCTCTTCCAGTCAGGACATGATCCTTTGATCTTTGACCCTGCTGTCAGCACAACCACCTACAGACGTATCTCAGAGAAGTCTGGGTATGTAGGTACTGCTCAACAAGCAAACACTGTCCTAGCTGCTTATGGTCGTTTGTGGACTGCTGATAAGGTAGACAACAAGGTTACAGTCTGGTTCTCAGACATCCTTGCAGGTCACGTCTGGGACACAGGTACAGCAGGTTTCCTGAGCGTAGATCAAGTGTGGCAGAACGGAGCTGATAACATTGTAGCGATGGGCGCTCATAACGGCTTCCTCTACATCTTTGGCACTAACAACATTCTGGTTTATAACAATGCTACCAGCCCTGCTGACCTGACTCTGGCAGACAGTATCACAGGTATTGGTTGTATTGCAAGGGATTCGATTCAGAACATTGGTTCAGACATCATCTTCCTGAGCAGCACTGGTGTGCGGTCTGTCATGCGAACCATTCAAGAGAAGTCAGCTCCTTTGCGTGACTTGTCTAAGAACGTGCGTGATGAGATGCTGTCTATTGTCAGTGGTGAGACTACCGCTAACATTAAGAGTGTCTATAACCCGTTTGATGGCTTCTACCTCCTGACTTTCCCTTCAGTGAGCCAAGCCTACTGCTTTGACACCAAAGCTGCTTTGCCTGATGGCGCTGCCCGTACTACGGTGTGGGAAGGACTGGGAGCTAAAAGCTTCTGCTACACCAGTGACCGCAGGATGCTGATGGGAATGACAGGTTATGTTGGTAAGTACTTCGGTTTCCAAGACAATGGACAGAAATACTTGTTCCAATACTACACCAACCACACAGACTTGGGTAACCAGAACATCACTTCTATCCCAAAGAAAGTGACAGTGTATGTGATTGGAGGTAACAACCAGTCAGTGATTGTCAAGTGGGGTTATGACTTTAGTGAGAACTACAAGTCACAGATTGTGACGATTAAAGCACAGGGTGTGTCTTTCTACAACGAAGACTTTTACACTGTGGCTGAATATGCTGAGGGTGTTCTTACTCAACCGTTGGTGATTTATCCTAATGGCTCAGGTAAGATTTATCAGACAGGATATGAGGCAGACATCAATGGTGCTCCTTTGAGTATCCAGAAGATTGAGATTCAGGCCAAAGAAGGCAAACTAATTTAACAGGAGAGTATAGTGGCTAATTACACGAAGAGCACTAACTTTGCAGTCAAGGATGGATTGCCTTCTGGCGACCCTCTAAAGGTTGTCAAAGGAACTGAAATTGATACTGAGTTTAACAACATTGCTACGGCAGTAACGTCTAAGGCTGACATCTCTGGCCCTACGTTCTTAGGTGTGCCTTATGCGCCTACGGCTTCGGCAGGGACTAACACCAACCAGCTTGCTACCACTGCTTTTGTCACTGCTGCGGTGACAGCGGTTTTGTCACAGATTTATCCTGTAGGCTCTATTTACACGAACGCTGCTGTGTCTACCAATCCCGGTACATTGCTAGGGTTTGGTACTTGGGCTGCTTTTGGTGCAGGTCGAGTAATGGTGGGCTTCAATGCTTCTGATCCTTTATTTGACTCAGCAGAGGAAACAGGAGGCTCTAAAGACGCTATTGTAGTCAGTCATACACACACAGCCACCGTGACTGATCCGGGACACGTACACAGTATTTCACAGTACGGACTCAGCGACCAGTATACAGGCGCGCGAGTTTCGGTAGGCAGTACAATCACTCCTTTGCAAGATACTGGAGCAGTAAACTCAAACACTACAGGCATCACCGTGGCAAACAGCACTACAGGCTCTAGCGGCACTAACGCTAACCTCCAGCCGTACATCACTGTGTATATGTGGAAACGTACAGCCTAAGTATGACACAGACAATCAAACAAGCTGCTCAAGAGATGGCAGGAACTTTTGAGGTTGATCTAGGCATTGTCCATCACTTCTCCAGTGGGGTATATGCCAAACAAATGACGCTACCTGCTGGATACACAGCCTTGAGTCATTCTCATAACTTTGACCATATGAGTATCCTTGCCTCTGGTAAGGTTCTGGTCAAGACGGATGACAGTGAGGTTGTGGAATACACAGCACCAACAGTGGTAACGATTAAAGCTGGTATCAACCATGCTATCTACGCTGTTGAAGATTCTTCTTGGTTCTGTGTCCATGCGACTGAAGAGACTGATGAAGATCACATTGATGAAGTATTAATTAAGAAAGTAGAGGTTTAATATGCCTTGGATTGCAGCCGCAGCAACAATTGGAGGTAGTCTGCTATCTAGCAGCGCCAATAAGAAAGCAGCACGGATACAAGCAGACGCAGAGCTAGAAGCAGCACGGATTGCAGCAGAGGAATCTCGATTCCGTCCTGTAGCTATCACCACTGGCTTTGGTAAGTCTCGCTTTGAGACTGATGCTGAAGGTCGATTGACAGGTGCTGGCTATGAGCTGACACCTGAGATGCAAGCCCTTCGTGACCGTATCCTTGCTCAGACAGGGCAAGGCATGGGCTTTACGGAGCAAGGTCTTCAAGCAGCTCAAGGGTTGTTTGGTCTTGGTCAACAATACATGGCTCAGACTCCTGAGCAAGCAGCGCAGCAGTGGATGGCTTCTCAACAGGCTGCACTGGCTCCGGGTCGTGAACAGGCCATGAGTGGTTTGATGAATAAACTGGCACAGACTGGTACTCAAGGTTTGGGTGTCGCTCAAGCTGGTGGCGGTCAGGCTAACCCTCTGGCTCAAGCCTTTGCTAACGCTGTGGCACAACAAGACCTTGAACTGGCTGCTCGTGCTCAGGAACAAGGACGCGCTCAGACTCAGTTTGGTACAGGTCTGTTCAAGGATGCCTTCGGTATCGCTTCTGGCGGGTACACCCCTCTCAACACTCAGCTCCAACAAGCTCAAGGTATTGAGACATTGGGCCAACAGCCTCTTGAGATTGGTGCTAACCTTGGTGGTCGTGCTGTGAACACTGCGGGCGCTCAAGCATTGTTCTCTGGCGGAGCTTCTGCTGCCCAAACTCTAGGCGCGGCACAAGGGTATAGCCCACTGGGAGCTAGCTTGCAGGGTCTAGGCCAGAACAAGCAGTTTACTCAAGCGTTGACCAACTATTTTGGTAATGCGTCCACTGCAAACAAGTACAATACGAACACCGGATCACAGCAAACTTCGATGCTTGCAGCACAAGAACAAGGCTTCTAAGGAGAAACAATGGCTAATGTAACACAATCTCTATTTGGGTTCACTCCTCAAGACATCCAAGCACAACGAGCTGCTGAGTTGGATAAGCGTACTGCTGCCTTTGCTCAGTTGACTCCTATGCAGCAAGCTCAGGCAGGTTTCTACCGTGCTGGTTCCATGTTTGGCGATGCTATTAGCAGCTCTCTGGGCTATGAAGACCCTGAGATGGCTCAAGCTCGTGCCCGTCAAGGTTTGCTCGGTGGTTTGGATATTGGTGATCCTAACGCACTGCGTACCGCTGCTGCTAATGCTGATCCTCAGACTGCTAACCTTTTGATTAGTCGTGCTTTGGAGCTGGAGAAGGGTCTTGCAGATGTTGATGCTGCTAAAGCTTTGGCTGACCAACGTAGACGTGAAGCTGATCCTGTGCAAGAGCTGGCTAAGACTGGTAAATACACCACCGCTTCGTTGGGTAAATATGCTCAAACCCGCAACGTGAATGATTTGGTCTTGACTGAAAATCTAACCCAGACTGAAATTGAAAAGCTCCAACTGTATCGTGATAGTTTGACCGATCCTGTAAAGATTGCTGAAGTTAATAAAGTGATTGAAGGTGTTTCAAAAGGACGAGGAACTACCGTAACTGTATCACCTACGATTAAACAAGGTGCAAGCGTAACTGACTTGATGAATAACATTGACAAGTTAACAGCACCTGACCAAGAGATGCTTCGCTCCGTTGAGACTACTAAGCAGTTGATTAACGTAGCGGCTACTTCTAACAACTCTCAGGCTTGGGAAGCTGCTCGAACACAGGTTGCTAAAGCTATTGGTGAGGGTAAGCTGTCTAACGAAGACATCCGCAGAACTGGTGTTGATCCTCGTCTTGTTCAAGGTGCTTTGGATTGGGCTAACAAGAAGATTGAGGGTGTTCCTAATCAAGACATTATGAAACAGCTCTATACTGTGGCTTCGCTGCTAGAGAAAACAAGTGTAGATCGTATCAATAAGAAGATGGGCAAGGCTCGCACTATTGGGGTGAAAGAAGGTAACTTGAGTGAAGATACTGCTCAAACTCTATTCCCTAATATAGGGTCAAGCACCGACGCTGTTGAGTGGTCTCAGCTTAAAAAATAAAGCAAGGAAATTAACATGGACGTGAAACTGCCAAATGGTAAGATTATTAAAGGTGTCCCAGAAGGCACTTCTAAAGAAGAAGTAGCTCGGGCTGCCATTCGTAATGGAATGGCTAAACCGGAAGACTTTGGCTTGAACCCACAGACATGGGAAATTCCCGGTGAGTCAGCCACTGGCCCACGACAGCAGCCTGTCCCTGCTGAAGCACAAGTTAAACCTCGCACATGGGTGGATGACGCTCTTCAAGGAGCTATGGCTGTTCCTATCATGGCAGGGGCTGCTCGTGGTGCTCAACTCCTGACGCAAGGCAGTCGTGTAGCCCCTTACGCTGCAAACCTTGCTTCGGCAGTTATTCCACAAACAGGTCGAGGCTTGGCGTTTGAAGGCGCTCTTGGTGCAGCTTCAGGTGTTGCTGCTGGCGCAGCGGAAAGAGCTACCCCTGAAGACAGCGCACTGCGGCCTGTTGTTGGCCCCGTAGTCGGTGCTGTAACGGCTGCTCCGTTTGCACTGGGGAAGAACGCTTTTGACTTGTGGGTTTCTCGTGGTATGGGGTCTGAGTTGTCGCAAACAGCCCAAGGTGCTTCTAATGTCTTAGGGCAAGCTCAAGCCTCTGTTCAAGCTCAGACCGCTTTACGTGCTAACCCTCGGCTCGGCCCTACGGTTCTTCGAGCTGCTGAGATTGAGCAACAAACTGGTATCAGTCTTCCTATGTTAGCTGCTGCTGACGGGGATACTACTATTAGTACGTATCTTCAGTCGCAAATGTCACGAGGCTCTAACGTAGAGTTTACTGCTGCTTTAAAACAACAGTATGAAGCTGCTGAAAAGGCTCTTAAAGCTGCTCAACGAGGTAAGACACCATCCATGCAAGAGGTGGACGCTTACGTTAAAAAGAAGGCATTAGAAGCTCAACAGAAGAACAATCAACTGGTGGTGACTGCTCAACAGAAAGCAGCTAAACGAGAGATGGGCTTGACTAAGATTGATGAGGCTATCACAAGCCTTACCTCTAAGCTACAAGCTCCGGGTAATCTGGAGACAGGTAAACGGTTGTCAAGTTTGATTGATGCCAAAGAAGCTGCGATTCGTTCAGAGCTTAGTCCTCAATACGAAGAACTCTTGACTTCAGCAAAAGAAATGGGTATCAGTCTTCCCGGCGACGCTGCGAAAGAATTACGTAACTTTACATCAGATCAACTGAACAAAGATGTCTTCCAGAAGTTTCCTCGTTTGTATGGTTTGATTCAGAAAGAGTTTACCACTCCTGCTACAACCTCGACAAAGATTACTGAAAAGTATCGGGTTGCTAAACAAGCTCCTGTTCCTAAAGATGTTCCTTTGTCTACTTTGGATAGCTTGAAACGAGAGGTTAATCGCTCTATTCGTGATACAGACAACAAAGATGATCTTCGTCGTTTGTACCTGTTGAAAGATCAAGTAGAGACAGCTATTGATGCTGTTGATCCTGCTTTTGCTCAAGCCTACCGTGCGCTGGATCGAGAGTATGCTACCCGTCTTGGCTTACCTTTCAAAGAACAAGGCGTGGTGAACATCAACCGTGCTAAATTCGTTGAGGATACTGTCCCTAAAATGACACAGAACGCTTCTTCTTTGAAGCAGACTATGGCTATTGTCGGGGATAGTCCTGAAGGTATCCAGCTTGTTAAAGATGCTTTCCTGTACGACATCAGTCAGAATCGCTCTATTGTTAACCTTCAAGGACAGATTAACCCTGCCCAACTGAAGCGTTACATGGGAGCGAATAAGGACAAGATTGACCAAGTTCCCGGCCTTCGTCAGGAGCTTGAGACTCTCGGTTCTCGTGTGGCTGATTTACAAACCAATCGTACCCGTATTCTGGAAGCCCAGAAGAACGATAAGATTGCTACTGTGGAAAACCTCTGGACTAAATCCTATGGTACTTCTGATGGTATTTCAGGCGTGGTTCGTCAAGCTTTGAATAACCCTCAGAAGCTAGATGAGCTGATCTCTATCACCTCTAAGGATAAAGTAGCTCAGGAAGGTGTTAAAGCAGCTTTGCTTAATGACGTTCTTCAGGCTCAAGGTGATCGTGTAGAGCTATTCACTACTAACCGTGCAGCTTTTGAAAAGATGTTTGGTCGGAATGAAACTAAAAACATTGAGTTTATTGTAGAAGCATCTCAACGATTGAAAGACAACCCATTCAAGTTCAACATCAATCCTGCCACTATTGAAAAGACTAAGTTTGAAGAAACATTTGGAACTAAACCTTCTACTTCTTTAGGTGAATTTAGGAACCAGATTCTTTCTCCTGCCCGTGTTGTAATTAACCACTTGTCTCGTTTCTTCCAAGGACAGTCTAGTAAGACTGAATCCGAAGAAGTCCAGAAGTTTTTGCTTGATCCTAAGAATCTTGAACTCTCCGCTCAAATGATGGCAGAGTTTGAGACTAAAGGTTTTACAGACAAAGCTTTTAATATCCTAGGCAAAATGGCTAAGAACAGCGGAAGTGCTTATATGTTTGGCGGCGCGACAGGTGCTCTGGTTGGTTCTCAGCAAGAAGCCGCTCCGTCCTATCAACCTGACGATGCAACCTTGCTTGAAGGTTTTGGTCAACAATAAGGAGAATAAATGCAACTAAGTAAAAACTTCAGCGTAGCTGAACTCAGTAAGTCAGAAGCAGCCGTTCGACAAGGGTTGGATAACACTCCTTCGATGATTGCTATTGACAACCTTCAGTTGTTGGTAGACAACATCCTACAGCCTGTACGTGATAAGTTTGGGCCTGTGATTGTTACCTCTGCATATCGCAGCCCTGCTGTGAACAAAGCCATTGGTGGTTCTGCCACCTCTGACCACTGCAAAGGCCAAGCTGCTGACTTTGAAGTCATGGGTATGCACAACAAGGAACTAGCTGAGTGGATTAAGGACAACCTAAAGTTCACACAGCTCATCCTTGAATTCCCATCCAAGACTGATCCTAACGCAGGGTGGGTGCATTGTAGCTACGACAAAGACAATCTTAAATGCCAAGTCCTCACTGCTGTGAAGGTTGGTGGTAAGACTGTCTATCAACAAGGGTTGGTCGTATGATTCCATTAGCAGGACTATTGGAGATTGGCGGCAAGCTGGTAGACAAGCTCATCCCTGATCCAGAAGCTAAAGCTCGGGCACAACTTGAGCTAACGAAGCTGGCGCAGGATGGTGAACTGGCTAAGATTGCCAATGAGACTGACCTCTACAAGACGGAGCAAAACAACCTCACAGAGCGCATGAGGGCTGATATGGCCTCTGACTCTTGGTTGTCTAAGAATATCCGTCCTATGACCCTTGTAGCTATCTTCGTGGGCTACTTCCTATTTGCCTTGATGTCAGCGTTTGATTACGATGCTAACGAGGCTTATGTCACCCTGCTTGGTCAGTGGGGTATGTTGGTTATGTCCTTCTACTTCGGTGGTCGCACCTTGGAGAAGATCATGGACATGAAAGCTGGTAAGAAAGGAGAATGATATGCCCTGTGGTTCTGGTTACGGTAAAAAAGGCAAGAAGAAGCCTCCTAAGAAATAAGTTAAGCTAATAAAAAAGCCCCTGCAAGGTAGACTCTATAAGGTCTACTTTGACAGGGGCTTTCTTGTTTCTAGGGTTAGTACATCATGGACAGAGTACCCAGACCTAGATGCAGGTTGATGCAGTTAGCAACGATACCTTCATCCTTGTCATCCTCCTCGTTCATGACCAATACTTCCTCGTATTCCAGTCCGAAGACCAGACCTGTTTTCCAACTAAAATCAAAGATCATATCTACTCCTGTGTTAAGGTAATTTTTTTTACCTTAGCTGCTTCATACTCACTACGAGCCATCATAGCTTGGTAGCTCTCACCTGTCTCCCGATGGACGAGAGGCCCGTGATACCCCGGCTTATCGTTTTTAAGCACAAACATATCACTGAACCTCTCTCCACGTTCACGAGACTCCGTACAAATCTCTTGAACGGTTCTCATGGTGTTTAGCGAACTGGGCAAGCACCAGAGGCACACTCAGCATCGTCCAGACCAATATCCAGCGAACTGATGCTGGTAATTAGTCGGGTCTTAGCCACCAACTCGTCATACTGCTCTTTCGTAATCTCTTCCAGAGGAGCTTGTTTGAACCCGTGCTCATTGTGCAACAGGAACGACAAACTCTTATGGTTGGTCTTGTAGTTCTTCTTCAAGTATTTCTTGATCTCAGGCAACTCCTCCATACGATAGTACACGGTACAACTCACACTGTTATCACTCCACTCAGACTGCAACCACTTGATTGTCTCCAACTGGTCAATAGCTGTCATGTCTTTAGCCAACACCGCATTGTCAGGGTGTCGGAAAGGAAAAGACACAACCATTGTTGAACGGTCTTCTGAACCATCAAAGTTCTGTTGATACTCCACAGGGTAGCCGTGATCTCGACAAGTCTGCACCAACGGGTGATTGGCACTGATACGAATACGACGAATCATGTATCGGGCATAGGCTGGATGACAACCCGGAGTCACACCGGGGAGCAACGACAGCGTACCAGAAGGCTT